TGATTGACGATTCCGACATTCACCGACGACCCAATGATTGGGGAATAAATGTTGTCGGTCTGCCCGGAATAATTCAATTGAAATCCATCGCCCGACACTTGAATTTTTTGGGCCGCGCCCGTGAATTCATTGTCGTGAAATTCAATCACATAATCAATAAAATATGATGATGTAAATTCTGCGTATAGTCTCGCCGCCATATATTAAAAACCTCTTTGTCTTGTTCTATTTCTTCCAGCACGCTCACCCGATAGCAATATATCAGAGCCAAGCAGTTTTCCGAATATCTCAATGCCTCCCGAAGTGTTACCAGTCATTCCGCCGCCGTTAAATCCAAATCCGCCGCCGCCTTGTAATAAGCCACCAAACAAATCACCAAAGCCCATTCCAGCCTTACCAAACATTGCTTTACCAGCCATATTAGTTCCACCAAAGGCAATGGTGAGGATCGTAGCAAGAATTAAAGCAGCGGCAGCGGTAGCAAGTAATTGTGCGGCCATCATTTTTAGCTGCTGAACAAATGCCTCTCTGAAGTTCCCAAGGCGCGTCTCACCTTCTTCTAATGGTGCGAAGGCTGCTTCAAAGGACATTCTTAAAATATCCCCGACCATTAGGAACTCATCTCTAAACTCTCTGAACTTATCAATGGTATTCCTAAAGCTGTGGTCAAAGGTATCGCCAAAGTTCTCAACGGTTTCCTCTAACTCTTCAAGCTCCATATCAACCTCAGCGAATCCTAATTGATGCGCGAGTTTTCCCGTAGTATCTTCTCCAGGATTAAAGGCTTGGTCGATCTCATAAGATACTCTTTGCAGTGTAGGGAGTAATTCCTTAAGCTTGTTGTTGTATGCTTCAACCGCTTCCTTTTGTTTCTTTGCACCCTCATCAGCTTGCTCTTGCATCTGACCGAACTTATCAGCCCACGCAGTAATGCTCGGGAGTCCTTTATTGAACTCAACCGATATCTTCTCAACCTCTTCTTCAGTTTCTCCAAATAATCCCAATAAGGCCTTAAGTGGATTGGTGACTAAATCTAAACCAAACTTGGTGATGTCAAAGTAAGATTTGGCAGCAACAAAAAGCCTCTTGTAGCCTTTCTGCTGGTCATCAAGAATAAAGTTGAGCTTACCGAGTCCCTTATTGGTTTGTGTAAGGAAAGCAGAATAGACGGGTAGGAGCTTCTCACCAATCTCACTCTTAAGGTTGGTGATGGAAGCGCGTTGCTGGTCTATCCTCATTGAGGTGGTTGTAACGCGTGCGCCAACCTTCTCAAACTCTTGATCCATTATCTGCCCAACGGCAGCGGCCATAGAACCAAGCTCTTTGGTTTTCTCTTGAAGCTCAAGGCTACTGATACCAAGGTTGTCAAGAATCTTGACCGACTCTCTACCCAAACCAGTTACAAAAGAGTCAACCATATAGTCAACACTCTCTCCCGTGGCTTGTGCTCTACGCTGTGCAAACTCCAAACCTTTTGCAAGCACATCCATGGGGATGCGGAAGTTATCAGCCTTTACAGCCGTCTGCATCAGTTTTAAGTCATCAACCGTGCCCGCTGTGGCTTCTCTTAAGTTGTCAAGTAGGTTGGGATCATTGAGTCGATTAAATGCCGCCTCAACGCCCTCCATCTTTGTTGCAAGCTGTATAGATTCAGCAGCAAACTGCTGGATGATATCAATTGCAAAGGAGGCACCAATCATCCCTCCTAAAGCACCAAAGCCACCACTCAATTTCTTTAAGCTGTGGTCAATGTTGCCCATTGCACCGCGGAACTGCTTTAAATCCGCGCCAATCTTAAAATCTATATCCGTACGGCTCATTTACCAAACACCTTTTTAATTGACTCTTGCACCTCTTCGTATGTTGCAGCCTTATGTACTTTCTTCTTGCTATCCCAAGGGAAAACAACCAAGTCTTTCGGGCCTAATCTTTTCTTCGTATGTGGCGCAATGTTTACCGCTGCTTGCCACCTTGTGGTTTCCCATACCAATTCAGTTTGGTACTGAATACGGTTTTGGAAGCCCTCTCTTTTGTTTTGGAATTGTCGCGGAGTCATATTGTAGAACTCCTCAACGCTCATTCCCATCTCACCCAAACCTATCGCTTCCAGTGCATCCCAATCAAGGGATTCCGAGGCTTGGGCGTTTACTTTTTTTCTTCAGCTCCTGGCTTCACAAACGAGGCAACAAACAACTCCATACACTGCTGAATGATACTCATATCCTCATCAAGCAAGTCGGCAATATCATCAGTGTCAAGATCAAAGTCTTGCTTCTCTGCTCTTGCGCCGTCTTTCATTCCCGCCCATACCAAATTGATGGCGTGGTCGATGCTTATGTTTTCTCCTATCTTTTCAAGCTCTTGCAATCCAATGCCGCTGGCATTGCAAAACAATCTTAGTGCATTGAACCCATATTTTACGGGGTATGTCTTTTCGCCTACTTTTATCAAGTTTGTATCCATTGTTGTGTGATGTTAAAATAGGGAGGCCGAAGCCCCCCTACTGATGTTATGCTTGAGTACCTTGAGTCAAGGTGCTTGTTCCTTGGAATGAGAAAGAGAACGTTGCGTTATCTTCTACCCCAGCGTCCGTTGAGAACTCAGTGAAGTACCCAGTACCGCTGTAGTATTTCTCATCAGTTGCTTCTGAACCAAACTCAATGTAGATAACGGTGCGGCTGCTTAGATGTCCGTAGATATCGTCAGGTGTTGCCTTACCAGCATCATTATACACTACCAAGCCTTCACCCGATAGAGTCCAAGATTTTTGGCCTTCCAATACTTCCATCCAGCCCGCGCTGTCTTTCGTGGAAATATCACGAGTTGCCATTGTAACGCTTAAGGAAGCGCTTGTCATTTTACCAACGGTTTCGTATGTTACCCCGTCAGTTCCGATGCGTACTACAACATCGGTGCTATTCATTACTGATGTACTTGCTGCCATCTTTTTTCAATTTTATGATTTGACTATTCTAAACACTAAATCAACTGATACCGCAAAAGTTTCCTCATCAACATTGAATACTTCACTTAAAGTATCAAAGCCACACGATTGAACATTTACGCCCTCAATTGTTTCCTTCATTCGCACAAATGTTGTACGTATATTTTCAACGGCAGTTTGCAATGTGCCGTAGTTATCTCCTACAAGTGTAAGCTCAACGTTGACACTATCAATATGACTGTCAGCGTCTTTCGATCCTTCAGGTCGAATGCTAGAGGTATCGTAAACGCAAAAAGGTCGGGCACTCGTTTGCGCTCCAACCAAAGGATAAACACGGCCAGCGAATACGTTATTCAAGCTGCTGGTGTTATCGAACTTGTACTTTATTACTTTACCAATCATCGCAAACCTACTCTTTGCCCAAACTTGAGCTTTTTTATTTCTTGCTCCACCTTAACTTTAAAGGTACGCACAAATTTAAATTGCACTTTACTTTTACCAGTTGCCATTGCTTTTTGTGCAAAGCCTCTATTGTCTCCGGCATAATCTGTTCCTTTACCTACTTGAAGCCATCCAAAGTTAAGCATCCCCGCGTACCATCCGCCTTTATCTTTTTCTTTAAATGTACCACTTCTTCTAGGCCCTACACTGGCACCAAAATTGCCGCGGGTATTTAACTTGCGCGGAAACTTAACGCCTACACTTCTTTTTAATTGTCCTGGCTGTATCTCAGCGTATATCTTACCGTTTTTATATACCTTAAATACTTCGTCAGCATTTCGGATATTAGCTCTGTAAGAAGCAACCATAGGCTTTAAAGATTCTCTTGCTACGCTTTTTAAGATTTTTTTTCTAATCCTATTATCAAGCTTTTTAAGCTTACGCATTGTTTCTTCTACCCCTTCAACGCTTACCTTTACCTTTTCCATTACTGCGCATCAGACCATAAGCATACAATCTTAAGGAATGCCTTGCGAGCATCTGCGGATTGTATTGTATGAATCTTATATATATTGCTGTTGTATGATATACGCATTTCTTCATTAACATCAGTGCGGTAGCGAATAATAAACTCTACCTTTTTAGTAGCCGCTATCATATCACCCTTTTCTCCCTCCCCGTTACCAGTGCCTATCTTCTCAACCACATTGGCCCATACTGAAGCAAGGGTAGAGAAGCTCTTTACCTCTTGCCCAAAATTATCTGTAGTTTCACTAAAGGTTTGAATAGTGATTCTACGATCCAGTTGTCCAGCTTGGTCTATCATTAGAATGTAAAGATGCGGAACGGGTTAAATAGGTACTCCGATGCTGTTGGCATTTTTCTCACTCGGTCATCTCTCTTGTCATACAAATCGCTGATGATTAAGAGCATCCCTTGCTTCAATGGCGTTGGTATGCTACTCACATCAGTACCCACTACATAGCGGACGATGACTTGATTGATGATTCCGTTAGTTGCAAACCAACCAGCAGTAGAAGCTATTCTTGCTGGCTCACTTATAGTATCAGAAACATAGTAAGATGATGCAACAGTCTCTTCCGAGCCAATCTCATCAACATACTTAAGGTTTGTGATTGATTGCACTGGGCCTCTTGATAGGTAGATGATGTCTTTGCTCACCGCATTCTTATAATTCGGGAAGCCATCAAAATACTCATCGATGGTAGTAGTAACCAAGATTCTACGAGTATACTGCTCGCACATCTCCCGTGCAGCAGAAATCAATGCACCAATAAGCGCATCATCATCACCACCATCTACACGCAAGAAGTTCTTTGCCTCCTCTAACGTTATTGGCTCACTTGCCGCTGCTGTTACTACTGAATAGGCCATTACCTTTGCTCTTTACTTTTTGGTTTTGACACGGTCTTCTTTGCACGCTTTTTAGGTGGCTCTGCAACTGCATCGCAGTACCCAGCGTTCAAAAATTCCATTGCTCTATCGTTGGGAAGTTCCACCTCCGCACCTTTGCGGAAGCGGAACCCTGAACCAACAATAGTCTTTTTAAAGACTACTTTCATCCTTATGCTTGGATCAAGTGCTTAACTGCACGGCTATCCAATACAGCGGAGTCACTTCTCTTATAGCTCACGAATCCAACTTCTAATTCGTCAGCGAAACGTTCGTTTAAGCGAAGCATTTGAACACCACCAGCATTACGAACAACAAACTTGCTGAAGTCAGCAGCAATCATTGTTTTAGTACCAGTTGCGATGCTTGACTGCATATCGTTATTCACATAAACTGGAACACCGAAGATACGGTCAGGCTGTCCCATTTCCATTGAAGGAATGAAGATAGGGAAATCGTTGGCGCTGCCCAGCCCTAAAGCACGAACAGCAGAGATGATGTTATCGTGAGCCATCAAACCAAATCCAGGCTTGTTACGGTAAGAAGCATCTACACTGTAGATAAGGTCTAAAAGGTCATCAGCAGTGATTGCTGTTGCTCCAGCTGCCGTGGTACCTAAAGCTGAACCAGTAACCAAACCTTGAGGCTGAGAAGAACCAGTACCAGTAGTAAAAGCCGCATTAGTTGCACGAGCGATACGCTCCCCCATAGCTTCAACCAAGAACGCGTTCAAGTCGAAAGCAGAGTCTTGCAACAATTGCTGAGAAACTTTTACCAATGAGCTGTAGTTGTAAGCAGAAAGCTGCTTGTTACCAAACGTCATATCCTGTACAGTAACCGCAGAAGCCTCACCAATTAAATTGGCGTCAGTGGCAGTGTCATTGATTGTAGGGTAATCCAACAAACCACCTGAAGCAGTGTTCAACTTCTTAGCTAAACGCTCTACTTCACCGGTAAAGGCAGTAGCAACATCAAGCTCATTGCTAAACTCTTGAGGCACGAGGTACCCTCCTAAATTG